ACGGTTGGAAGTGGCGAAACTTGGACTATAGTTTAGAAAAAACTATTGTATGGCTATTACAACCGAATCCGTCAAAAAATATGCGGAAGGCTTAAAAGCTGATCTCACAAAAGCAAAGGAACGTAAAGAACAGGCATCACAAGTTTTAACAGAAGCAGAAAATCAGATCAAAGTGCTTGATGGAGCGTTGCAGTTTTCAGCCTTGTTGATTCAAGAGTCTGAGAAGAATGAGTCTTCTGAAGTTGAAGGCGCAATAACACTTGAAGGGGAAGCAGAGCAACCAAACCCATAAAAACGATTAGGGTAGTATGAGTAATAGCCTTTAAAATTGCGTCTTTTACCATGCAAAAAATAGTAAACATTTTGAGTTTAGTCTCTTTCGGTTTCGTTGTCTTAACCGCTGGAGCTGGAACTTATTCGTTCTTCTGGTTGAAGAATCCTGAAAATATAGAGAACGTTAAACAGAAAGTAATTGATGATGTAATGAAAGGGATGAAGCTTCCTTCAATGCCTAACGTTACAGGCGGGGCCGTTCCTAAAGCCGCGCCTAGTGCAGGTCTTTCAATGCCTAAGTTTTAATTGAGTGAGATAAAAGAAATTGAAGTTCCGTCCATAAAAATTTGGACGGTTCCAGATGTCACGCCGCCTAAAATAATAGGCTCGCCACAAGTCCCGCTTCCTTATATTTATTCGCCTTGTTCAGAAGTTCGGCGGGATTACACAACAAGCAAAAAGATTTTTACGGATGACCCTGAAGGAAATATTATTTTGTGTCCGGGTATTCCTTGGTTTGAACCGATTCAATACAACCCCAAAAAAATTCAAATAATAGAAACACAAAAGCCAAATATTCAACCGCCGCCCACCAATACGGCCGAAACACCAACGGCAGAAGTTCCGCCTGTTGATGTTCCTCCAGAAGAAGAAGTTCCTTGTCCTGATCCAACAAAGAACAACCCGCGAATTGGAGATATTGCGGCAAGCGGAAAAGAAAAAGTTTCAGGGTTTGAATTAAGAGAGGGGAATTGTGTTGTTTTATATTCTGAAATTTCAGCAGTAGAAAAGTACCTTCCTCAAGTTTCGACAGTTTCAACAACTAGCGTGATAGCCTCGACGGCTGTCATCAGTTCCGTTTTAGCAAAGCCCATAGCCGACCTAATACTTAAAATTGTAAAGCCCACAATAAAAAAATTAATTACTACTTTGAAGGCGAAGGTATTGAAAAAGTCTCCTGAAAAGTTAAGTCGCCTTCAGAGGCGGATGATTCAAAAAGATTTAAACCGCGCTCATCGAAAGCTGAAAAAGGGATGGTAACGCTTTCTATTTCGTGCGCGTGATCGGGCAAAGTATTTGGAGGATTAACAATATTAACGTCTTTACAAAGACCAAACAAAGGAGAATTTTCAGTTAATAAAACGCCTTCTTTTTTCCACTTAGCGCAGGTGTTAATTCTTGACGCGTGATAATTTAATTTTTTTGATTCAAGTGAATGTTCATATAATTGAACTTGTTTTTTCATTGCAGATTTGCAAAGCCTTATTTGTTCCCGGTCTAATGGGATTGCAAAGGTCATAGCTATTCCTGACGATATTGACATGTTGTTTTGTTTTTGACCTGTTCTAACGGGCTTGTAGTAAAGAATAGAGCCGGGATTGATTAACGCGCCGTCATCATTTGTTTGTAAATCGTAGACGGGTTCGTTATAGGTTGGCTCAAAAGGTTCACCATAAGAATTTGTGGTTTGCACGAATGGGTTAATATTTAGGGTGCTTCCTTGACACTGAATAGAAGGGCCAACAGAACTCGAAAACTGCCTAGAGGGGACCACTTGAATAGATTGATTCGTAACGCTGCCAGAAGAATTTGATGTCGTGTTAACCGTGTTACTGTAAGCCTTCTCAGGAATATTTAATAATACAAAAGCGATCGCTAAAGTATATTTTAAACCTCTAATCACTGGCTAAATGTTGACGTTGAGTCGCTAATACTTTCGATGGTGGTAGTCCTATTAATTTCTGTAAAATTAGAAAGCCCGCCAGTTTCTAGCGTTTCGAAATAGTTCCAGCTCGCGCCCTCATCAACGATGTTATATGTGGGCCTTGTTGTATAACTTGGCGTTGTAACTGTTGTATTAACGCCCTGAACTGTTTGGGTGTTTGTTGTGTGTCCAGTCGGTGCGACATTGTTTGTTGAAGGTGAAATATTCATGCCCCCTGTTGTTAGCTGGTATCCATTACGGAAATCAAAACTTTTTATATTTTCCACGACTACAGATGATGTCTCAGTGTGATTTTGTAAAACTCCTTGCTGAAAATTTGGGATAACAGCCCCAGCAAAACAAGGGCCATTAAATACAAACAACAAGAAAAAAATCCGTTTCATTATTTATGAATGTCCATGTAATGTTTCCACATTAAAAAATTAAATGTGGCGACAATAATAACAGCAATAAAAGCAACTAATAAAGGGACGTGCATTAGTCAACGCTTAATTCTGTTATTACTTGGCCTATCGCTGTTGTTCCCGCCCCGCCCGCTGTGAGAGTAATTGCTCCATCGCTTAAAATTGTTCCCGCTAATGATCCGGCTGATCCTGCCGCTGTAGATGTTACGTTTGAAAAATTGGGAACAGCTCCGACGCTAACCGCGCTAGTTGGGATAGCGTCCGCCTGACTGTATGTAGAACTGAAGGAAAACGCCTGTCCGGGGTCGTCTTGGGTCGCTGCGATTACGCCCGGTGAATAAATACCTGAAGTTATTGTTCCCGCTGAAACAGTGCCGGCGGTCGTTCCATCAGTTGTATCTATGTTGTTACCGCTGATCGAAAAACTTGAACCCAGCCGCGTCGATTGGGTCGCTGCCGCATTAACAGTCAATTGGGTCGAGGCCGTAATTTTATGGTGTAGGTCTGCTTTTGAACTTGGTGCTATTGCCAAAAGGAAAGGCAGAATTAAAAGGGCTTTCTTCATTTTTTAAATTGTCCTGTAATGGGGTCTACCTCGTTGCCGGTGAGTGGATCAATTTTCGGCTGTGGAGTTGTTACGACTTCGGCCCCGTTAATAGTTAAAGGTGTCTGAACTCTAATAACCTGCTCCGCTTGTTGCGTGTTGCTTTTTGCAATCATCGCTTCCATGTCTTCTTTTGTTACTCCGCCGCCATTCCCTTTTTTAGATGCTGCCTGAACGCCGAAGGCCGTAAGAGTTGAAGTGAAAATCGAAGCTATGAACGTGGGATCAAAATTCTGTTTCTGAAATCCGGGCAAATCAACGTACGCCAATGTCAAGATAAATCCGGACCAAATGACAATTCCCAAACGGACAGCAACTCCAATGAGTGCGACTTGTTCGTCCTTATCGGGAGTGATCTCCTGAAGCTTTCCAAGAACTCCTTTATCTTTTTTCTTCTCTTCTGTTTTTGACTCGTCTGTTTTAATTTCTTCGGTCATAATAAAAATCTAATCTTATTTAGATTAAATGAATGAAATCATTGCTGCAACCATAGGCGCCTCTGTTTCGATTGTTCTCATGGCAATTAGCAACATTACCCAACGCAGGGAGCGCGATGTTCGGGAGCTATTTGCAAGGATCAATAAATTAGAAAAAGAAGTTGCAACACTTTCCGCGTCACCTTCAAGGAGAAGTAATTGGCGAACTTGAATTTTTGATTTATCGTTAGTCCTCTATCTCTTTTGAAAATGTCCACGAAGGAATGGTTCATTCAAAATGAAAGGATGTTAAGAATGGAGCGACTCTATATTTTGGATCAGCGTCATTTGCCGACGCATCCGCAACATGGGCTTTTCATAGGACTCGCGGAAAAGGCCGAGGAACTAGAAAAGGTGTTAGACGAAAATGAATCTAATTAAGTGCAAATGTTCTCACTGTCGAAACATAGAGCGACAGCAAACAGAAGCAGAAGCAAGATCGGCAAAAAAGCAAGCACTTGTCTCTTTTTGTAAAAATAGTTACTTTGAGAGAGGAGCCAGCGATGCGGCTCTGATGTCTAAGGCGATGGACAGGTGAAAGGCTCTCAGGTTCCCCATACTGAGAGCTTTTTATTTGCGCCGCGCTTTATTCATGGCGGCTTCTTCTCTTTCTGCTTTCAGCTCATAATAAGCGGCGAAATAAACTAATTCCTCATCTGTTAATTCTTGTCGTAACCTGCTCAGGGTCATCCCTAACTCAGTCGCAAGCATTAATTCAAAGTTGAGCCAGTTGTCCGCCGTTAGTCTTTTTTTGCTTCTTCAAAGGTTGGGTTTCCATCTTCGTCCACACCAAAAAGAAACAATTCTAATTCGTTTAAAATCTTCTCAGGTAATCGGCGCAATGCTGCAACTTCGCCAATAGAAAAAGCCTTCGTTCCGTCCTCCAGCTCCGCTTTCTCTATCAGCATATAAGTCGACATCTTTATCGCTTCGTCTGTTCCTGCTCTGCCTTGAACGGCAAGACGATCGGCGCGAGTAATAGGCTTGAAATATAAATCCAATAAATGTTTTTCGTCGATGATTAGTTCATATTTACGACGGCTATTCATGTCAAAAGCGGCCGATAAAATATCAGCCGCCCTTTGATCTGTCTTCTTTGTTGCCATGAAAAATTTATCTTAATAAGATAATTCTACACAAGAAAGACTGTTTAGGTTGTAACGGAGTTAGTGATTGCGCCAGAAGCTTGGAAGTTCACAGAGCAAGTTTCAACTTCGTTTGTTGTTGCGCCGAAATCTACGCTTGTAATAATTCCGCTGAATCCAATCTTCCTTGTGCTGTCGAGATAAAGTTCAAACGCTGCGTCAGCAGGGTCGGAAGCAGTCAACGCTTCGACGATGATTTCTCCAGCTCCAGTTGATGCGCCGGGTGCTTCGTAAAGCATTTCGAGCGAGCCACTTCCTGAAGTTAAACCACCAATAAAAGACTTTGCTGTGTCTCCTAGTTTAGTTGTTTCGTAAGTTTCTTTCTCTTCGGTAAAGCTCCAGTTTTGAACTCCAGCAACAGCAGCCACAGAACTGGCGGCGTTTTTGAATTTCACTGAGCCTTCCTGTCCTCTAATTGCCATGAGTTAAAAATGAAGGTTTGATTAGAGTTTAACCTTTTGTTGTGTTTGAGGCAGGTTTTTTTGAATTTTCTTGTTTTGCCTTGTAGCGTTGCTCACAACGTCCATCCCAATAATTGACGTTTCGAACGCCTTTAACCTCTTCGATGACGTCAAGCATTTCTTCAGTAAATTCCATTAGACCTTTTCCTTTGTGTTTATTGTATTCAATAATATCAATTTAATCAGCGTTGCTTTGTTATAGGTGTGGGTCGTCCCTGCCATTCGTCGTAAATACCAATTCGGATATTGCCGCAAACTCTTTGCATAAAGTTCTTCGTGGGTCGGAGATTTGTAAACAAAAGGGCGACCAATAGCATCAAGAAATTTTTTTATCATTTTTTTTGATCCTCGACGACTTCCTGTTTTTTTAGCATAGTGAAAGAAAGAAGCAAATTTTTATGGAGTTTCTGGATTGGCTTGTGATTGACTCAACCCCTGAAAAAGATTTCTTACTTGAAGTTTATAGCCGGCAAATTTTAAATAATAAAAATCACAAAGAAGTCGCGGAGATGTGCGTGAGTTTGTTACATCAGAACACAGTTAAAGATCAGATCATGTTCAAGGCAATTGAAAAAATTGCAGACCTAGAAGAAAAAGTTACAGATTTAGAAATAAAAAAAGAGCGCCTCGAAAAGCGCTCTTGTTCTTTAATTGAAAAATTCCTGAATAGAAATTAAAACGCGTCGTCTGTTTCGATCTTTCTTGGGTTGATATTCCCGTAACAACTTTCGCCGTCAGCGGAAATTTTCCCTTTTGCGTTGATGTAAATAACATCGCCTATTTCTTCCTGTCTTGTAACAGGGTTCCAAACTTTCTTGTCTTTCTTTATA